AAAGTATTGATATATTTACTGCATACAAAAGATATATTTCAAGTAAACCTTGGGCAGCATCTAATTACTTACGTAATCCATCTCGAAAACCTGATTGGTTATGAGCGATCACAAACCCAACAATGATGACAAAATACCTAGATGGTTTTATAATACAGTTATTAGTATGGGTATTATGGTCTTTATTGCTTTTGGTTTAATTTTATTTGGTATGATATGAAACACGTATTATTTGATTTAAAGGAATGTCTAATAAATGCTCCATTAGATGATGAGGAGTATATAAAAGAAACTCTAGTAGAGGCAGCAAAGATTGCTGATTTAGAGTTGATAAAGGTTGATACACATAAATTTGAACCACATGGTGTGACTGGTTATGCATTACTTGCAGAGAGTCACATAAGCATACACACATGGCCTGAAGATGATGTTGCTAGATGTGACTTATTTTCGTGCAATCCAAAGACAGATTACAAATCTGTGATACAATATATGCAAACCCGTTTTCACTCTATGGAAGTTAAAAGATGGGGATGTGATAGATCTAATTGGTTATGAAGGAATTTGATTATGAACTCGATTACAAGAGACTTAGTTTTACAGACGAGGAAACTCGTAAACTTTATCGTATTGGAAGGGGAGAGCAAGGAGTTTTACTGGTTCGCCCTTATACTAACGATATATGTGCTCATTGGAGATTCAAAACTCCTGATGAAGCAGTAAAATCTTCTAACAAAATTTTTGCAATGTATCTTGATTATCGTGATGAAAAAGATTTCATCGGTATGGATATGTGTCGTAAGTTTTTGGAGATGGGATTTACTCGTGCAAGACGATATGCAAATCACAACTCTGGACGTAAGTATGATGATGAGGGAAATGTGAAACCACAAGAACCTGATCATGCTACAAGTAAATATGCACAATCTGCAACAATTTTTAAGAAAGTGCGAGATTTAGTGGCTAACAACGATACATATAAACATATGAGAAAAACATGGAGGTCTAAAGAATGATTTTTTTATCTAAACCATCGGCGTATTTTTTACCGAATACTTGGGAAGCACCAAACGTGACTTACGATTTATTTCCTGCAGAAGTGCAAATGTTAGCATTATGTGTTATGATAGCAGCAGTCGCATTACTATCAACTAGAAGGAAGAGAAAGTTAAACTAAACTTACTATTTTATTATGAGTGATTTTATATGGGTTGAAAAATATAGACCCAAAACCATTGACGATTGTATTCTTCCAAAAAGTATTAAGAAAACATTTCAAGACTTTTTGGAAAAAGGTGAAATACCAAATATGTTGTTATCAGGGCCACCCGGCATTGGTAAAACTACAGTTGCAAAAGCATTATGTCAACAACTTAATGCTGATTACTACGTTGTTAATGGATCAGATGAAGGTAGATTTCTTGATACTGTAAGAAATAAAGCAGCGAACTTTGCATCAACAGTTTCTTTAGTTGGTGGTGCAAATCATAAAGTAATTATCATCGATGAGGCAGATAATACTACTCACGATGTTCAACTTTTACTGAGAGCAAATATAGAAACATTCTATAATAACTGTCGATTTATATTTACTTGTAATTATAAGAATAAGATCATTGAACCTTTGCATTCAAGATGCACTGTTATTGACTTTGCGATCAATAAGAAAGACAAACCTGCAATCGCAGCATCTTTCTTTCAAAGAATAAATGATATCTTAGATAAAGAGAGAGTAAAGTCTGATAAGAAAGTTTTAGCAGAACTAATTAACAAACACTTTCCTGATTGGAGGAGAGTATTAAACGAGTGTCAAAGATATTCTGTAAGCGGAGAAATAGACTCCGGTATATTAGCAACCTTTTCTGACGTATCAATCAATGATCTCATTAAAAACCTCAAAGAAAAAAACTTTCCGTCGGTTCGTAAATGGTGTGTCGATAACTTGGATAATGATACCACTTTACTTTATCGTCGCATTTACGATAGTCTCTACGAATCCTTGGTCTCTAATTCTATTCCTGCTGCCGTTCTTATTCTGGCTAAATATCAATACCAAGTCGCATTCGTAGCAGATCAAGAAATAAACATGTTGGCATGTTTAACTGAGATTATGGTAGAGTGTAAATTTAAATGAAGAAAGAAAGAAAACCATTCAGACTTAACTGTTTCGGTTTTCTCGGAATCTTGTTACTATTAAGTGGTATTGGTTCTGGTATTGTTGTCTACTACACTATTATGGAAAACTTAAAATGACCAAATTCACAAAACTAAAACATCAAGTAAAATCAAACAAATATTATCTTTTCTGGGGTGCTTGCACTATTGCAGTCATGGCAGGACAAATTTATGTTGGCAATGGATATCGTAAAATGTCAGAAACTGGTGATGCAATATCCGCTGATATTAATTTGTTAATAGAGGTTTTGACCATGCCTTCCGAAAGACAATTTTACTCCGAACCTGAACGACCATTTAAAATGCCTATTATACAATGATTATCAGTGAAGCAGATGCTACATGGGCTGCTAATGAATTTATTGATTACTTTGGTAGATTTGAAACCATTGAAGACTATATTCGTTTTACAAAAGAGGCGGCAGTTAAAGAAAGAGGTAAATCAATTGTTTCTCTAAAAGATGAATTTTTCAATGAAGATGTTCATCCAGAGGACATGGATTTTGAGGTTAAGTTTGTTGGAGATAGATTTCAACAATCTGTTCCTCAAGCATATTATCATGAACTTTTAACTGCAACATCATCTGCAATCATTGAGAAAAATATTCCCGGTAGAGAGTTGCGTTGGATAGTATATGAAAAGAATAGTAAGAAGATAATTGGATTCATCCGCTTTGGATCTCCTACGATTAATTCTAAACCAAGAAATGAATGGTTAGGTCAACCAGCAAATCTTTCTATATTTAATCGCCATGCAGTGATGGGTTTTGCAATCGTTCCATCCCAACCATTTGGATATAATTATCTTGGCGGTAAATTACTTGCCTTATTATGTGTATCTCATTTTGCAAGAGAGCATCTTAATGTGGTATTTGAAAAAGATATTGGATGGTTTGAAACAACCTCTTTATATGGATCTACAACTTCTGCATCACAGTATGATGGTCTAAAACCTTTTATTAGATTTAAAGGTTTAACTGATAGTAAATTTCTTCCTTTATTGCATGATAGAGCATTTCATAAATTGCATGATAGATTCACTGTAATTAATGATAATAATCCTGTAACTCCTACTTATGTTTCATCTAAAAAGATGAAGAGACAAACTAGAATGATTTCATGGACTAAGAATTCATTGAAAGAATATGGACAAGTAGAAAAACTAAAAAAGTTGGATGGAGTTCTTAAGAATGCATTTAAACTTACACAAAGAAAGAGATCATATACTTCTGATTATGGTTATGGTAATGTTCGTGAAGTATTGCTTGGTAAGCAAGATAAATTAGTTCGTGGTCAAAACTGGGATAAGTTCTATCTTGATAATATTATTTCATGGTGGAAGAAGAAAGCTGGTAAAAGATATGAAAAGTTAAAGTCTGAGGGTAGGTTTAGAACTGAGGTCGAACTCTGGACAGAAGATCAAGATATTCAAATTATAAGATAATGGAACTTAAAGATTGGTTGAACTCGATCAACTTCAATAAAGAAAATTTAACTGAAGATGATCCAAGTGTAATAAAAGATTATCCTCCATACATTATTAATCGTTGTTTATCAGGACATCTTGATTGTGTAATGTTCGCAAATGAGATGAATAAATATCCTTTCTTAGATAAGGATCTTCAATATTCTTTTTATCTAAATACACTTAGGAAAAAGAAGAGATTCTCTCCTTGGCTCCGTAAGGATAAAGTCACAGACCTTGAAATTGTCAAACAATACTATGGTTATAGTAATGAAAAAGCATCACAAGCTCTGAAAATTTTAACCGCCGAACAGATTACTTTTATTAAACAACGACTTGATACTGGAGGAATGAAATGACGGTCACTGTTGAACCTACTGTGCAATGGTCTCAAGATCAAATGCTAGAGGTTGTATTAAATGAACCAGATGATTTTTTGAAAGTTCGTGAGACACTAACCCGTATTGGAGTTGCGTCTAGAAAAGAGAAAAAACTCTATCAATCCTGCCATATTTTACATAAGCAAGGAAAATATTATATTGTTCACTTTAAAGAATTATTCGCTTTAGATGGTAAGCATGCTAATCTAACAATTAATGATGTGCAGAGACGTAATCGCATAACTCATTTATTGGCTGACTGGGGACTTATTTCTATTGTTAAAGAGGATAGTTGTGTTGATATCGCACCACTAAATCAAATTAAAGTCTTATCATATAAGAATAAATCTGAATGGCAGCTTGAGCAGAAATACAATATTGGGAAGAAAGGAAAAACAACTGAATCTGAATAATTGAAAAAATTTATTTTTGACATTGACGGCACTCTCACACCGAGTCGTCAACAAATGGATATGTCTTTTATGGCATGGTTTATTATCTTTGAATGTAATCATCCAGTTTATCTTGTAACCGGAAGTGACAGAGAGAAGACTATAGACCAAGTTGGTTTAGATGTATATAATCGAGCAGAAAGAGTTTATAACTGTGCAGGAAATGCAGTTTATGAAAAGGATAAACTTATTTTTCAAAATCCTTGGACACCTTCTAAAGAAGTTACTAACTTTTTACTGAAAGAATTAAATTATAGTGGATTTCCTATACGAACAGGAACACATATAGAGCAGAGACCGGGATGTATTAATTTTAGTATTCTTGGTAGGGGTGCAGATTTTGAACAGAGAGGGTTGTATAAGAAATGGGATTACTATTCAAACGAAAGAGTTAAGATTGCTGAAAGATTTAATAAGAAGTTTCCTGATCTCCATGCATTTGTAGGAGGAGAAACTGGAGTTGATATATCAACAAAAGGAAGTGATAAGAGTCAAATATTACGTGATTTTGACAAGGATGACATAATACATTTTTTTGGTGATAGA